TGTGCCTCATTCATGAATTGAAGTCGTTGATCACCGAGCTTAGACGCTTTGTTTACCGCATACTTTTCGAGTTCGGCGATCTTCTGTTGTTTATTGTTCACTCGGGCCGCTGGGGCCGCTACAGGTCTGCGTTTGAGTTCTTCTATTTCTTTCATCGCGCGTTGGAGTGCGTTTGAGTTACCCGACGTTTTCGCGCGCATGAGTTTGTTGAGCATGGTCGCGGTCGAACCATCCGTGCTCGGCTTTCGACGGACCGCCTCTATAATTCGGCTCAGATTTTGCGTGCTTCCACCACCCGTGTTACGCGCAGCTGAGAGAACTCTCGCCAAATCTTCATTTCTTCTCGCGTTTGGTTTACGCAACATCGCATTCACGTAACGCGCGGTCGTTCGATTGACGGGTGGCCTCTCGTTTCCACGGTTCCCGTTTCCACGGTTCCCGTTTCCACGGTTCCCGTTTCCACGGTTCCCGTTTCCACGGTTCAGGTTTCTCGTTTCGTTCGCAATTTTAGCGAGATTGTTCCCGTTTCCGTTGCGGTTCCCGTTTCCGCGGTTCAGGTTGTTCGACTCGTTTGCGATTTTACGAAGGTTGTTATTGTTACGCACACCGTTTCCATTCGCGTTATTCACGTTCAAGTTGTTTGGGTAATTGTTATTATTGTTTACCGAAACTTTACGGACCGCTCGTTGTGCTGAGATGTGCAAACGGATTGGTTCACGTATGTTTTTAGATTGAAGCGTCGATTCAATCGCCTCGACCATTTCAGCTTTGGTCATATTGTCGTAACTCGCGAGTCCAGCTTTACGCGCTACACGTTTCAATTGGGACACAGTCGAATCAGAACCAAAAAGAACTTCAAAGTCCTTACCAGTCAAAGGTGATTTTCTATCTAACATGTACTTACCGTCCTTCGACAAAACCATTGGTGGCAAAGGGAGTTTACCGTCCTGGATGGACGAGTACGCATCACATATTTGTTCGCGCGTGAGATCTAACTCAAGCCCCGTGTTCTGTTTCACGAGTCTTTTGAGGTTTCCAATATTTATCCCTGGATCACACGCGTCCATATTGATATAAGCTGATAAAAAATTACGAGGTACCTTTCATGTACATTCGTATTTTATCCTCGTAACACATATTGAAATCGAAAATATCCATGTCTCCTACGTCTATGATTTTAGTTTCACATTGTGATGTATCATAGTCGTACCTGTTATGTAAACTCGAACGCACAATAGTCTGCGCAAATGTTTGCATATCATCTATATTTTCAGTGTATTTCAACCTTGATTTTATCTCTATACAGTACACATCGTGTGGCTTTTTATCTAAAAATGGGCACATTGGGAGTGATTCTGTGGTTCCACCATCAACATATGTGTTTCCATTAAACCTCATAGTCGAAAACACAAACGGTATGGCAATACTCATAGACATAGCGTCAAGGACTTTCATGTCTGGGTGTGTATCTACCGAAAAATATTCCGTCTTCGCAGTGTTCACACAAAATGCCGATATGTATATTTTCTTTTCTAATTCTGCAAACGTTGGGTCACACCCACAAATTTTCACAAATGTGTCACGCATAGCCTTTACGTCTACGAATCCATATCTTTGTAAAAAACATTTCAAATTCACCTTCACTAAATCTGAAATGTTCAACTTGAGTGATATGTCTATCACCTCATCAATGGACTTTCCCAAAGCGAGCATCACGGCGAGAATAGACCCGGCGGATGCGCCTGAAATTTCTTGTACATCACTGAGACGATTTTCTATTGTTTTAAGGTGTCCAAGCATGGCATAAAATCCCATAGCACCTGGACCAATCACCAAATATTTCATGGCTGGTCACCTAATAATACTGAGGAAATTGCTTTCGCAAAACAGCGAACACGAGCGCGAAAACGACGGTATGCACGAGGGCAGACGCTGGGCTGGTTTGTCCAGACATGAAGACACCCTTGGACCCTGGTGGCAAGGTGAGCAACATACCTGGGCTCAAGGCCAAGAACAAAACGGTAGTCACGACGAGGTCAGTTCGGGTAAGAACGAGACCCATGGCCTTCGCGATCAAAGAGTACACGAGGAAGAACACAAGCGCGTGGAACAGCACAGCGGTGCGTCCAGTAAGACCGTTACGGAACTTGATGTTGGTACCATCCGTGCGGAGGAGGATACCTGGGCTAAGCGCGAGGAATAGGGCGGCTGGAACAGACACTTTTTGGGAAGTGATATCTGGAAGCATGTTTGTAATATATGTATATTATAATTCTATAGCTCTATGATCTGAGAATTGGTAACAAAACTCAATAAAATCGTGGTACTTTGCGTCTTTGAGAATATGATGATTCATGTACCTATCACCGAGATACCTCTGTAACAATTGCCACATCCACCACAAGTCGTCGTCAAAATGTCCACCCCAATCGTCAATGTGGAGTGGTTTGTTCATTTCGATTTCATACTCTTCATCGTCAGTGTATTCATTATCACTCATGCGCTCAGCGGCGTGTGCATATTCGTTCCAAACCATTATTTCTTGTCTTTGATGCCCGTGAGGGAAAGAGAAGTAGATTCCTTTACTGGAAGACTATCGAGTATAGCCTTTAACACACTTTCGGCTTGTTGTTCATTACCATTGAAATAGTTTACGAGACCCTCCTTTACAGTGGTCTTATTGAGACCGGTCTTTCTGGAACTCTTTCGAACTGAAATCTTCCCCTTCTTAAGGTTAATGGCATCGAGACCATGATCAACCATAAGCTTCTTCACTTGGAGCTTAAGCGATTTTTCGGCTTGTGTGAGCACTTTTATATCTTCTCTGGCTTCTGTAATTTGCTTGTTTAATTCAACCAACTTAGAGACGCTGTTTGAGAGTTCGTCTGAAGGAACTTGAGACATTTATATATACCTAATACGTTATTTCTTTAAGTTTACGCGCACAAACTACGTTGCATAGTGTCTGGGGCAATGGTGGAGTTATTCCAAACAAACGCTTCCTTGGGGTTTGGTGGGTCCGCGCGGATTTGTTGGTTGGCGTTTCTCAAAGCGCCACCGATTGTTTCTGGGTAGCCAGTTTGTTGACGTGGCTCAAGGAAATTTTGACCGGAGAGAATGTCATCTGGGGCAAACTCACCGAAATCCTCCTGAGGCGCAACTTCGCGTGGCAACAAAGACGAGGCGAGACCGGTACCCGCCTTCATTTCGCAACCAACACCAGCTTCCGCAGCTGGTCCGACGGCATCAATACCACCGATCATCGCGTATTCGTTTTCCTTCACGCTATAGGTGGCGCGGGTTTGGGTAACCATGAGGTAGATCACAACCGCGATAGCGAGAGCGATCACCAATCGGCGTGGGGTGACCTTCTTCATCTTCATCATTTATATATAAAAACAATTTTTTTATTCGTCGTCTTCAATCACAATTTCATCTGGGTATGCCTCAACTTCTGGCTCTGGAGTTGGTTCTGGCTCTGGAGTTGGTTCTGGTTCTGGCTCCGGTTCAGGCATCATCTTGACCTGAACCAAATTCCATTGAGGACCAAAGGCTTTTTTAGCAAACCAGAGACCCGCATACTCGAGCATGACAGAACACTTAGAACCAACGAGACTTGGTACTTCCGCCATGATTTCTTTTTTTGCATTGAAAACTTTTGTGGCTGAAATCTTATCAGCGGAAAGAGTGTCCTGTTTGGTGTAAACCTTGTTAATGGTCTTTTCTGGGAGCTGTTTACCGAACCACGTTACACTGTTATCGTTCGCCGCCGTGATGTTATTCGCGTGAATCTCTTCAACCTTTTCAACACCGACTGCACCAGATAAATCAAATGTGATTTCGTCTTCTGTGTCTTCGGTAACAAGAGCATTCTTCACCTGGACATAACAACGCTTTTTCTCGTCGGTCACAGCCTTGACGTGGTAGAGACCATCTTCACCCTTAGAAAGAGTACCGTAGATCATTGTATACATCATATACGGTTCAAATCTTTAACCCCTACAAATGGTATCATCGCCGCTTTGCGTATAACAGGTTTTGGAACCCATGAATCTCTGACTGGTTTGAAACCATACAAAGTCTCTTCCAATTTTATCTTTTCTGGGATTGGAAGAGGGCGTTTTGGCCTGTAGTTAAACTCATTTTTTATGTATGCGGGTCTTGTATTTTTCTTCCAATCGTTTGTTTCTATGTTAAATCGCATATCAGATTGTGTTTTTGAAAAACCTTGTAAGTTACCCATATTGTGAGGGGCTTTTATTCCATGGATGTATTGCTTTGATAGTTTATCTGGGTCTGGTGCTGTCGTGAATTTCGTGTATTTTTTGGGGTTTACTTTGATGGCTTTACGTGGACTTATATTCCTGTGTGTTTTCTGTGACTTTTTCTTTTTCACAAGTGGAATATCAACCTTCTTCATGATATCAATCATTGAATCAGTTTGGTTAATTTTGCGACGAGTCACGAGTTTTGCAAGTTTAATCATGCGCCGTCTGTCCTTTTCCTTCTTTTCTGGTGGACGAAGACCGAGTTTTTGCATAGTATATGAATCTTCAATCAAGAATTTCTTAGATGCAAGTTTGATGTTATCGAATTTACCGATAACATACTTACCAGTTATTTTGAATATATCGAGTGCTTGTATTTGATCATCACCGACTTCAAATCCAAATTCACCTGGGCGCATGAATGCTATATCGAGTATACCACCCATATTGATTGGTTCTATTCTGCCCGTTTTGGGTGAATAAACGCGCGCTTTCATATCAAGTGTGAAAAGCTCTATGTCTGCGAGTGTATCTGGTCCTTTTTTTGCGTCCTTTTTCTTAGGTATCAATGTGTATCTCCGCGTGACATACGGTCCCGTGTTTGCAAAACCGAGACCTATGAATTTACCGGGTTTTCCTCGACCATTTTGAACGAGTTTCGCAAACCGTGTATTCACACGTTTGGCAACCTCACCTAATTTATTCCACAAAAGGAGTTTTACGGCTTGGAGTTTACCAAAAAACTTTGTGTCTGGTTTTAGTCTGGGCACGAACTTTGTATCTATATCGAGTGTCATGATTCTTTGTGTGGGTTCCAAGTATGAATTTACTGCATCACCACCTGAAAGAATCAAGTCACCCACCGGGTTTAAGAATTCCGTAAGTTCGTCTATCACCGCATAGAGTTCGTATCTTAACACGTCTGTTAAGATGACGCTTGCAAAATCCTTGAAATCCTTGTCTTTGTGTACTCTGTGCATTCTTGCTCTGAAGCGCGAGACATCATCGGATTCATAGAACTTTTTTAACACTGGGTCACCGTGAAACAGTTTTTTCATCCTGAATCGGTTTATGACCCCAGCTGAGTATTCATTCTGGTCCATGTTATTATTACATCACATATTAATATCAAAACAACAAGCTTAAAGATGTGATACCTAAGTAAGACATAAACAAGATGTCTCTTGAAACTGTTCTCTCTGAAATCTCTGCGCTCCGTTCTGACGTCAAGTCTTTGACCAAGATCATTCGTAAGATCAAGGCGAAGCAAGACGATCCAGACGGAACCAAGGCTGCGTCTCGTGCGAAGAACAACGGATTCAACCGCGAACAGGCTATCTCCCCAAAGCTCCGTGAATTTCTCGGTGTCGAAGAAGGAAAGCTCGTCTCCCGATCGTTCGTCACTCGTGCGATTAACAACTACGTCACTGAAAAGGGTCTTAAGCACCCGGACAACGGCCGCGTGCTTGTTCTTGACGACAAGCTCCGCGATCTTCTTAACCCACCTGCGGATACGCAAGTCACGTTCTTGAACCTCCAAAAGTTCTTGAGCCCACACTACACCAAGGTCGAACAAACGGCTTAAAAAAATTATACATTAAACATATAAAATGATCATCGACAGGGAATCCGTCGAAACCCTTGTTGGTACAAAGATATCTAAGATAGATTTGTACCAAAAAGCTTTTACACATAAATCCGCATTAAAAGAGAATGAAAACTTAGAATCGTTTGAAACACTCGAATTCATAGGCGACTCCGTGTTAGGCTTCGTGATTACGAAATTCCTGTTTGATAGGTATGAACAGCAGAAAGAAGGATTTCTTACAAAGGCGAGAACGAAACTTGTGAGAGGCGAAACACTTGCGAAGATTGCGATGAAGCTCGAGATGTACAAATGGATCCAAATGGATGAGAAGGGGATGCGTAACGAGTGGTTTAAAAACCCAAAGATTCTTGAAGACGTGTTTGAAGCCTTCATTGGTGCGATATACATGGATTTGGGTCTGTTACACGCGAAGAGGTTCATTTTGAACATCTATGAAAATCCGGAACTTGTAAATATGCATTCAATCATGGTTGATGATAATTACAAGGACCACCTCATGCGATATTGTCAAACACATGGACACCCTCTTCCAGATTACCGCGTGATATCACACGACAATGGTATCTTTTACGTCGACGTTTACGTGAATAACGTGATTCTTGGACGAGGATTTGCGAAGAACAAAAAACAAGCCGAACAAAACGCTGCAAAATATTTTTTCTATCCGAAATAGTAATGATACCAGTGCCCATATTATTTATTATGGTATCCTTTCTTTGTAGAAAACCAAAACTACCTATACAATATTCAAAACAGGCACTCATAGACGAATGTAGGCGTTTAGGTGTATCTTCGGAGGGTACGTCTCGTATATTAAGACACAGGATTAAGCGCTTAAAAGGTACAATCTAATACATTTTAAGATGCATCCAAATGTCGCAAGGCTCATTAAAAAGACGTATGCAGAACAGCGTTCGCAAGAATGGCTCGACTTGAGAAAAAATATGCTCACAGCGAGTGACTGTGCGACGGCGATAGGTGAAAACAAATACGAGAAACCATTTGATCTTCTTCTCAAAAAGTGTGGTAAGGGAAAACCGTTCACTGGGAACGCAGCAACTGAACATGGTAACAAATACGAAGACGAAGCACGTATTCTCTATGAACAGAGACACAATGAGGTCGTACACGAGATTGGTCTCGAACCACACCCCAAACACCCGTGGCTCGGTGGGTCACCCGATGGTATCACGGAGAGTGGAAAGCTCGTAGAAATCAAATGTCCGATGTCCCGTGAAATTTTACCAGAAGTTCCTCGTCATTATATGCCTCAATTGCAGTTATGTATGGAAGTTTTAGACCTAGAAGAGTGTGATTTCATCCAATATAAGAACGCAGATTTTAACTGGCCAAAACCGGAAGAGTTTGTCGTCGTCAATGTGAAACGTGATCGCGGATGGTTTGAAAAGTACTTTCCGGTCATGGAAGAGTTTTGGCAAAAGGTCTTGTATCACAGAGAGCATGGGATAGAAGAACCGGTAAAGAAAACACGGGGACCCAGAAAGAAGAAGGAAGATGGGCCTCCCCCACCGTGTGAAATTAAGTCCGACTCTGACGACGAGTATAGAGACGAGTGAGTGATGGAGGTATGTTGTACCCCGTCAATTTTTTGAATGTTTTCGCATTCTTTGCACTTGCAGCGGTGCGAGCAGCGGTCGCAGAGGGTGCGGAATTAGGTCTGTTTATGGATACTTTCTTGAATGGCAAAAATTTGAAACTGTTTTTGCGATTCTGTCCTATCACCATGATTGAATCATCTTTGAATGTCTTTGAAATCTTGGCTATACTTTGTTCCTTTGATGAAGATATTACATCTAGTTTAGGAAACCACGTCTTTAGTATACGTATCTTTGATGCTACCGTCATGGGATTCTTATTGTTCCCTGTGCTATGGGACACGACCACTACAGGGGTCTTTTTTTCGCGTTTCGCCATTTTGATGATTTCCTCTATCATCATTTTGTGACCCAGGTGAGGTGGATTGAACCTGCCGTACGTAAACACAACGGATTTCATATTATTATATACATGTATAATAATAATATGAACTCACCCAAACAGGGTACTACCGTAGTTGTAAGGGAGGGTATGGGATTTTTCAAGAGCTTCCTTGTTATACTGGGTCTGTGTTGTCTGTGCACGTGTTTGTCGTCTATGTGGACCACAGCAAAAGGTGTCAGCGCGGTTTCGAGTGCGGTAAAGAACTTACCCAAAAAGAAAACAGCTGGTCCAATTATTAAAGACGTAGAAGTTATAGATGTATCGAATGAATCATCTTTTGAGTCTTCTGTCGAGGTCAAAGGTGAAAATGTAACAAAGAAAGCTGCTAAGATCGGTGTATACAATAATTGTGATTGTGAGTCAGATTCTATATACAGTGTGAATTTGTCTTCTGGTGCAAATATAGATGGCTTTGGTGGCGACTTTTTTGCGTACAATTCAAATCCAGAAGATCAGTGGAAATGTGTAAAAGGTGAAAATGTAACTATCAGTGATTATGAACATTCATACAAAGGAACTCTTAACGGCGATAAAACAGAGGGTGTGATGAACCTCAGAGAATACAATCTTGATAACCCAATCAAGGTTGGTTGTGGGGCGGGTGAAGATTTCAAAACTGAAAAACTCAAATTCAAGTGGAATGTACGAGAATAGAGGATTTCAAACCTAATGACGAAAAGTTGGTTATTTCAAAAGAAAGTTTCAATTTTTTTTATTTTCAAAACTTTTTTCTTTTAAAAGAAAGTTTCAAAAAAAATTATTTTTATTTTCAAAACTTTTTTCTTTTAAAAGAAAGTGTAAAAAATAAAATTTTTTTTCTTTGTTTTTTTTTTCTGAAAATCGTGTTCCTAAGTCATCACACACCATGTCTAAATCAAACCAATATGGAGCTTTATACACATCAGATAGAGGGTGTGAACTGGATGCTCGAGAGGGAGCATGCCACGATAGCACCGAAGGGTGGATTCCTCTGTGACGAGATGGGACTCGGAAAGACTGCACAACTCGTGACCGTGATTACCAATAACCGTGTTTCAAACACACTTGTCATTGTACCCAAATCAATCGTGACTCAATGGAAAAACGAGGTACACAAATTCGCCCCTGAACTCAGTGTGTTTGTGTACGATGGAATCAAACGAACAACAGACGCATCTGAATTTGAAAGACACGACGTGACTATTTGTCCATACAGTCTCTTGACCGAGGAAAAGCCGCTGGTTCATGAGGTACAATGGGGTCGAGTCATACTCGATGAAGCGCACGAGATACGAAACAGGCGTTCAAAGCGTTTCAAATCAGCTATGAGACTAAACACCATTTATAGATGGGTCGTGACTGGTACACCCGTGTTTAATCACGTTGACGATTTCGTTTCACTTTGTGCATTTTTAGGCATCGATAAGGTCGATGTACAGTGTAACCTTGAGGCTATCCGTGAAAAGTTCATCATTCGACGAACCAAAAATAAAGATTCTATTCCGGAGTGTCACTTTGAAAACGTGGAACTCGAAATGTACCCCGAAGAAAAGGCGCTCTATGCACACGTGTTTTCCGAAGCACAGGAAATGATTCGTGAGATGATGAAACGAGCTAGAGTGCACGGTGATTCAACCATGTATAACATGGACATTCTCGAGTGTTTTCTTAGGGCGAGACAAGCAATGGTGTGGCCTCAGCTCTATATCGATGGTATGGCAAAGAAGACCGGCGAAGAGATGGATGCCTGGACGGGTCGGTCAAAGAAGATGGAAACCCTGTTTGAACTTATCGAACAACACCCAGATGAAAAAACACTCGTGTTTTGTCAATTCAAAGGTGAAATGAACTATATACAGGAAAACCTGAAATGCCCCGTGTTTCGCATTGATGGTACGTGTACAAAAGAAAGACGTGAATCACAACTTGCGGAATTTAACCGGGCTCCTCAGAACAGTGTGTTTCTCATCCAAGTGAAAGCTGGTGGTCAGGGTCTCAATATTCAAAGTGCTTCGCGCGTGTACATTACGAGCCCTTCGTGGAATCCAGGCACAGAGCTCCAGGCTATTGGACGATGTCACAGAACGGGTCAAACTAGGGAGGTCCACGTGAAAAAGCTCGTATACAAAGGTGATGAAACGCATCCAAGTGTGGATGAATCCATCGTTGCGCTACAAGTAAACAAGTCTCAGGAATATGCAGAGGTTTTGGGTGATGATAGTCTCAAGACGCAATTACCAGGCAAATCTGAGGGTCTTTCTATTTCGGAGATTAGAAATATTTTCAGAGCATAAGGTATATACAATGAAGACATTTGGTTCTCGCGCTGAAGTGTTCCACGGTACCGCGGAAAAGACCACCGGCGGTCTCTCCAAGAAGGACTTGTTCCAAGACAAGTACGGTGCCATCAAGAGTAAGGCTGCGTCCAAGGCCGCCCTCGAACGTATGGAAGAGGAAGGCAAGAAGGCGATGGTCAAGGTGTTCAAGCCAAAGAAGAGTGGCTTCAAGCTCCAACCAAAGGCTGGTACCTCTGCTTACAAGAAGCTCATCAAGAAAATGTAAGTGTATTATAAGAGATGACTCTCACAAAGTGGTCCCAAGCCGTCAAGATGGCTAAAATTAAACAGGGTATAGACCCAAAGAAATATGTAATGATAAAAGGTAAACTTCTGAAAGAGGCTCAGGCTATCTATCAACTCCTGATAATTTCTAAGTAAATTTATAGTAAAATGGCGGCCCTAGTAGGGATGTTGGGCAAAAGCATGGCTAAAAGCATGGCTAAATCTGCGGCGCGCAAAGTCAAATCAGAGGCAAGAGACATGGCCGATGATTTGAAGAAGGAATCGATCGCAAAGGCTAAAAATTATAGAAACCAGGCACGAGCGAAGGCGACCAATTACTTGGACGCTCAAAAGCATAGAATTTATGAAACCACGCGAGGTGCAGTATACACGAACACCAGTGGTGGTAATAGAAATTACAGGCCAACGCCTGTATATAGAAACGTACCGGGTTCAAATGTGGTGACACCCGTACAACAGGTTCCACAGATGTTTAATCGACAATAAATTGGAACCCCTTAAGTGTTTGAGGTTCATATGTAACGAGTTGGTACATTTTATAGGTTACTCCGAACTTTTTGTTCAAGAAATACACACTGTTAATCTCCACGATCGCAGTTCCCGAATTTCTTGAATAGAGACCATCTTTACAATCTACGTTTCCAATAGGGTTCTTTTGCTCGTCATATACATGTGGTTTAATCTTACCATCCATGTTTACATCAACTTTTACGCGAAACTTTGGTTCTCGATCAGGCGATTCTTTGATGTTTGAAAAGAACATACCTTTGAGTTCCTCCTTCGTGACTTTGCGTTTGAAAATGTCTTCACTCTGTTCTTCTACAGCTTCGATGATCTTTTCTTCGAAATCACGCATTGTTTCGTAAAATTTCTTGACGTAATTTCCATCTTCGTCGTATCCTTTCATGGCGAAATCGAGTGACCATTTAGTCGGACCAACTTCTGGTGTGAATCCGGAGACACCGAATGGCATATACATTCGGGGGAATTGAATTCGTAACGGTCGCCCTTCTTTTGTGCATAGGGAAATTTTGCGACCATCGTGTTTGGGGATTTCGAGCTCATTTAGTAGATTCACGAATTTAGACATATGTATTAAAATTTATAGTATTCAAAGCTTTAAGCAGAACACGCGGTACATTCTGCTTCTAAACTAAACTGTTGCGGTCTCGCTTTCGCTTTGGAGCGCAGGTAGTACATACCTGTTTTGAGACCAGCTTTCCACGCATAAAAGTGCATGGACGATAACTTGGAGAGGGTCGGGCTTTCGACAAATAAATTCATGGATTGAGATTGATCAATGAAGACACCTCGGTCTGCAGCCATATCGATGATAATCTTTTGGCTCATTTCCCATACAGTTTTATAGAGTTCCTTGATATTGGCTGGGATATCAATGATGTTTTGAATCGAACCGTTTGCTTTTACCATGAGATCCTTCATTTCCTTCGACCACAGACCAACAGACTTGAGGTCATCGACCAAGTGTTTGTTCACAACAACAAACTCACCCGCGAGTGTGCGTCTAACATATATGTTCTGTGTGTAAGGTTCGAAACATTCATTGTTACCAAGAATTTGGGATGTAGATGCAGTAGGCATGGGTGCAAGTAGAAGACTGTTTCTCGTGCCCTTCTTCACGCGTTCGCGCATGGCGTTCCAGTCGTACCGGTCAGAAAGTTTTGGTGCGTCCCACATATCAAACTGTAAGATACCCTGACTGAACGGAGACCCTTCGAATGTGTCATACGCACCATGTTTGTCTGCGAGTTCACAACTCGATTCGAGTGATGCGTGATAAATGGTTTCAAAGATGAGGCGGTTCATTTCGCGTGACTTTTCAGATCCAAATGGCTCTCGGCACATGATGAATACATCCGCGAGCCCCTGGACACCGATACCAATTGGTCTGTGTCTCATGTTTGAGCGTTTCGCCGTATCAGTGGGGTAAAAGTTCTTATCGATCACTTGGTTGAGGTTTCGCGTGACCATCTTTGAAATACGATGGAGTTCTTCATAATCAAATTCACCCGTCGTTTTATTGACGAACTTGGGAAGAGCGATAGATGCAAGGTTACACACCGCCGTTTCATCCTTGTCCGTATGTTCCAAAATTTCACAGCACAAGTTGGAGGATTTAATGGTACCGAGATTCTTTTGGTTTGATTTTTCGTTGCATGCGTCCTTGTAAAGCATATACGGTGTACCCGTCTCGCTTTGAGACTTGATGATAGCCTTCCAAATGTCTGCGGCGAGGACAACCTTGTTGGCTAAACCCTCGCGTTCATACTTTTCATAGAGTTCTTCAAACTCTTTTCCATACACATCAGACAGACCTTTCGCCTTGTCTGGGCAAAACAAACTCCAATTTCCACCCTCTTCAACGCGCTTCATGAATAAATCTGGAATCCACATGGCAGAAAACAAATCTCTACACCTCGCTTCTTCGTCACCTTGATTGAGGCGAATTTCCAAGAAATCGAGGATGTCTGCATGCCATGGCTCCAAATACACGGCGATAGAACCCTTTCTTCGACCAGCCTGGTTCACATAACGAGCGGTTGCGTTATACACCCTCAACATTGGGATGATACCATCAGACGTGCCATTTGTACCCCTGATATGTGATTTGTTCGCACGGATGTTGTGTACGTGTAAACCTATACCACCAGCCCATTTTGAAATTTGCGCACACTCCTTGACTGTGTCATAAATCCCATCAATGCTATCATCCTTGTTCGCCACCAAGAAGCATGACGACATTTGTGGGCGAGGCGTGCCCGCATTGAAGAGTGTGGGTGTCGCATGAATGAAAAGACCCTTGCTCATGGCGTCGTATGTTTCAACCACGCGTTCGACATCTTCACCATGAATACCTATAGATACACGAGCGTACAGATATTGGGGTGTTTCGATGATTTCATTATGTATCTTTTGGAGATACCCTCTCTCGAGTGTTTTCAACCCAAAATACCCAAAGTCGTAATCTCGCTCAGGCTTGATATGTCCATCAATGTGTTTTGAAACCTTTGCGACTTCTTCTGTGACAATACCCGCATCATACAATTTCTGCATGGCTTCAGAAAACGTAGAGGGAACACGCTTCTGAATGTTACTCGCAACGATCCGCGTTGCGAGAACTTCATAGTCTGGATCACTGGTAATCATACCGATGCATATCTCAGCTGAGAGTGTATCGATTTCATGTGTTTTAATGTTATCATACATCGACGAGAATACCTGTTGTGCAATCATCGATGCATCGACATTTTCAGATAATCCATGCGTGAGTTTTGAGATCCTATTGGTGACCTTATCAAATTTAACGTCTTCAATACGACCAGATCTTTTGATAACCCTCATTTTATAAATATACAAATGAATTTTTTATATTACTTTCTCGTGAAGTCTCTGCTCCTGACTGGCACTGGACCAGCTACTTCAAATTTGCGTTCGGGCTGAGCAAGGTGGCTATTGGTAAAAAATGGACCAATTGTACCAGCTTTAGCCACTGGTGGATAAGATGCTATGAAGCAGTTACCTGGTTTACATTCAGGGCGGAACTGTGGGCATGCATCCTTGGAGTATGCCTCGTCGAAATCGGAAACCGAAAGGTTCATTTATAATTACTGATAGTTTTTTTCCAGGACTATATTAAATGTGTGATAATCTTCACCTGAATTCTATGAAGCAGTGTGCGACACCTTTGAACACACTTTTCTTCTCGTCGTTCAATGTAAACTTACTTCAGCGTGGTATTCGCCAAGATTTTAGAAACAAAACTGGAATTTCGATCGACTACCAAAATGAAGATGATTTATATGCTATTATGCGCGTCGTTTTCATAAACAATGCAGGTGACCATAATTCTCGTGTAAACGAACAGGTGAAATTTATGAATTCAATTGTCATAAACACAGCTGTTGGTCAAATACAATCAGGTGTATCTCAATACATGGGATACATTCATGATATGGACCGTGGTCTGGAACCAATCGATGCCCCGGTGAATACATCGACCGTCGGTAACAAGATTGGAAAAAATAATAAGATTGGATTGACTTGAGATTATATTTCTTCTGGTGTTTACATTATGATGGTTTCTACTCCTATGACTTCTTGAGAGCTATCTCCTATTATGGAATCTTCTATGATATCATCGGGTTTAACCACTTGTTTTTCTGGGGATGTCTTTATGTTTATAGCCTGCTTTGGTTTTTCGGATACCTTTTTTCCGTAAGTCACAAAAACCACGGCCGCTGCTGTGATTAAAGCCATCATAATCACTGTATAATACAACTTCTTGTTCATTCTATACTTATACCACATAAAGTTTTCGAGACATAGATACATATGTGTCTAAACCAATACAAAACCGAGACGGAATTGATTTGTAAACAGAAAGGGTGGACAAATGCGACCGTGGATACGGTGTGGCTTCTATTATCAGAAGAAATAGGTGAGTTAGCGTCAGCTATTAGACAGTACAAGAAAACATACAAGAAGATGAATTTGAAAAAGGAGCGAGGTACAGACGTCATGATGGAAATGGGTGACGTATTTAGTTACTTGTTTCAATTGTCTTATATGTTAGATGTAGATTTGGATAAGATGTGGGTGGAGCACGGTAAAAAGATGAAATATAAGAAATATAATCTGCGGTAGTATAAAGATGCCTTTGACCGACGAAGAATCTATAGATAGGGTTAATCCATATGTACAACATGATTTTTTCATGCCTGGTACAAGCCGACAAATGATTGATTTCGCTGCACATAAGCCACTAGTTGAAGAAATGCCTAGACAAGAATACAGAAGCCCTGCATGTGACAGCGCTATCATGATAGCGGGTAGAATAGGTAAGACGAAACCATGTGCTTTATATAGAACTCTATACCCAGGAAGAAATATACAATATGACGATGATCCAAAAATACATGACCCACAAAACCAGACTGTTGGTCAAAAAGAAGAACCTACTATGCGTAATAACTTGGTTGGTGGAGCGGTTCTGCTTCTATTAATTGCAGCACTCTAAAGAATTTCTCTAGACGTGCGTCATTTATAGATGTTTCTATGATACGAGGTAGTTGATCAACACATATACTTTTAATGAGGTTCTTTTGCCACGAACATTTCATGTTTATAACAGGTGGCGAAAACGTTGGATCCAGTATTTTAATAGCATTCATTATTCTTACGATGCTTCTTGTGTTGTTGTTTTCACACAATACACTTTCCAATTCAACTAAAGCCATTTTTCTCCTGACTTCAGTTGTTTTTTGAATCATAGTATCTAGAAATTGCTCATATCTAAGAGTTTCCGTGACAACTTTTATATTTTTCCAGTCTCCTATTGGTTTTGTGTTTAAATGTTCTCTTACGTGTTCGTAACCCACGCCAGCTTTGTATCTCACAAAATCTATTTCAATTATATCCGAATTTTTATCGATATCGTGTAATACAAGAGCTGATTTTACGAATGAGGACATATGAATTATGTTAACATAAATTCTCTAACTGCTTTAAATACCTAAGTCGACTCACGCTATGTATAAAATTAACCATGTTCAACTCAATCGTGAATAATACATTTTCTTATTATCTGACTCTCGATGAGTTCAGAAACGGTATACCAGAAGATATAAGGCCATCATGGGTAAAGCTCACCACAATCACCATGGTATCCAGTTTCAATAGACCATTGGACATAAACAGACTCAGAACATGTTTTGAAAAAATATCGCCAATTAGGATTCGAATGTCTGGTAAAAAATCAGAAGGTTACGAATGGTCTTTAAAGCCAACTACGTTTTATAACCAAATCACACTTTGTTACAAAGACATGTACAGTATGAAATCTATAAAGCTCTTCCCAAACGGAAGTATTCAAGTAGCGGGGTGTGCAGACTTGGTGAACTGTAAGCACATCATTAAGCAATTGTCTTTACTTTTGGGTAAATTATTGAGTGACTCTTCCATACCTCCACTTGATACTTTTAGGGTGGTGATGATAAATTCAAACTTCAGTCTTAACTGGAACATAAATCTTATGCAAACGGCGGATCATTTTGAAAAATACTCCGATATATTTAAAGTGTCTTTTGAGCCAGACAGGTATTCGGCGGTAAAAATAAAATTTAAACCAGCGGAAGACATGAAAGAGGTCACGACAAGCATTTTTAGTACAGGTAAGGTGATTATTACCGGTGCAGAGACATTCAAAGAGATTGCGTTTGCATATAACATAATTAACCAGCACATAAATACGAATCAATCGATTCGGGTGAATAGGGTAGCTGATGATAAAATAGAAATCTTCGATACATTATCAGGAGCAAACATAAAAGATATAATCAGTAAGCTGAAGAGCATGGGTGTACAATCGTGGAAACGAACAATCTCAAATAGACAAATTAATTTCTGATGTAATAATAAAAATGTCTCAGCGACTTGGAATGGCTGATGGCCGATGCTTCACCGTGAACTCGTCTAGCCAATTGTACAACAACTACCTCATGAACAAGAATGGAATCTCGTACGAAGATAACTATTCCTTTAGAAAGCTCCTCCAATCTAAGGGTACACAATTGTTCAATGACAAACAATCCAAGACTAAATGTGCTTCTTGTGATGAGCCATTGGTCAACACCCGCAACATCTATTAGATACGTAAAATTAGCTTTATTTTAATATACTACTTTTCTAGAGAATGTGTCAGTGTGCTATATGTCTCAATGAGGTGAGAGAGACGAGACACAATAAACCTATACGGTGTGGACATCTATTTCATTCACATTGTCTAGAAAAATGGAAAGCAAAAGGTAAGCAAACGTGCCCAGTGTGTAGAAAGATATTTGATGGATCTAATTTTAAAGTCCAGATTACAATACATAATATGTTTGAAAGTACATCGAATATGATAGAACTACAAGATCAGTATATATTTGACGCACTTGATATATTTTTTGATATTGAAAACGAAAATGACGTATCAAGTCTTCTTTCCGACTTTGGTGTGAGTGTGTCCGACTTTGATCCCCTTGTTCTTAACACAGAATGAACTGCAGTACGTCTTGTAATTTAAACCAGGGTAATTACGGGAGGCTTTACGCGGATCAATAATTACATTTCCTTTCGCGTCGGTCACGAGTGGTCCAGTCGCCCACCCTCTCTTATGAGCGAATATATTTGCTTTAAAACGCATGATTCTACCTGGTACTAGTTTAGGCATAGCTTTCTTTACACGAGCGAGAGGTACTTTAAAAAATCCAGCTATGGCTTCGTGGGTGTTACCTTTCTTGACTTTATATTCAACCTCATTCACCTGTTTATAAAAGTGAAAGTCACCCTGCCTGAAATAATTCGATGGGTTTCCGGGTGCTATGAACATCATGACCTTATAGTACCCAGGTTTACACTTTTCTTCAGCTTTCGCCACATAGACTCTCTTTGGATTATCAGCAACGACTCTCTGTGGTAATTTATTACAACTCACATATGAATGATTCATGTTCTTCATACCAGCTCTCTCACCGGGAACACTTTTATATGATCTTTTCTTTTCATAATCACCGACTGCATAGGCATAACAGTTATTATTATTTATACCTACAGCTCTACCCCATAATTTCTGTGTGAACTTAGGCTCTGACCCACTCAGGGGAAGCCTTTTGGGTGTTTGACCCATTAATAATATTTCAGAAAAAAATATTATTAATAGATAAATGATTCAAGGCCTTGTTAACGCGCGCAAGGCCCAAGACGCCATCACTGAACTTCTCACTTTTGTGCTCGTTATTTTGATTAGCACTTTCGTGTTGCGTTTCCTTTGGAACCGTTCTCTCGTTAAGCACATCACTGTGCTTAAGAGACTCGACACATTCCTTGACGCCTTCATCTTGTCTCTCGCCCTCGCTGTTGTCCGTGGTATCTAAACCTCTTGGTAACCAGAGATTTCTTCACCATCCGAACTCACAAGAGTTGGAAACGACTCGATTCCATTGCACTGTCCTTTTTCACAGTCAATGAATTCGTAAGCCTTGTTATTTTTCTTCATGTAATCCAATTGCTTTCTGGTCCATCCACACCACTGTGCGCCATACACCTTCCATTTCTTGTGACACTTTTCACAATCACACCCTTTACAATCACAGCGACCCTCTTCGCATCCGCATCCACAGTCACATGTTTTTGTACGATTAACACGTATCAATATAACAACAATTACGATCGCAGCAAGTATGATGAGAGTGGTTCGCAATTCCATTTATTTATTTCACATATTTTAATTTTAGTGATTCACATATCTTCTCAATTGTTTTACCCTGAGTATTCACACCAGCCTTTTTAGCCAATTCGACAATATCTTTCTTTTTATACGTGGTACACTTTTTGCCATTAACACGTACGTATCCCTTTGGTGCCACGGCGACATTTATGGGTGGTGATTTCTTCTTGGTCACGACAGCCTTTGCTCGCTCTTTGTTCATAACAGCTTTTGCGCGTCTCATTGCAGCGGATTGACTCACATTAGCGGCTTGTTTTGGTTTAGGTCTTGTTTTTGCTTTTGGGATTGGCTTTGCTTTTGGTATAAAAGACAATGGGTCTGATCGTTCTGTTATTTTAAGTCTGTATGGTACAAAGAATCGGTCCGCAAATATCTTTTTAAACGTAGGTAAATCTGAATGATCAGCATTTAATCGCAATCTAAAGTTTTCTATTTTATTCGTTTTATTACCCAGGTATTCTCTAGGTAATATACGTTGAATGAATCTAATAGTCTCACCTACAGATTCGGTGTTTAGTCTGACACATATCAAGAAGAGAGCATTCAAAAAGAGGTGCGCATCATACATTGGGTGTGACTTCGGAGAAATACCCCATTCCCTGTCCAGACCTTTTGTTGTTGGGTTCTTAATGCTACTTGTAGAAGAAAGACCATAATCGGTCAAGAGAGTCTTAATACCGACATCCTCAACTTTCAATGTGATCGTATCAATCTTCATCTCCATTTTCTCGAGAGTTGGGGTATCCGTGTTTATAAGAATATTCTTCGCGTGTAGATCGCTGTGTCTGAAAGACGGGTATTTTTTATGTATTCTGTAAAGATTATACAAAACATCGGTGACTATGAACCTAAAGTGTATTGGTCTCAGCTTGGTTATATTTTTCTTGATGTAATCTTCGAGTGCACCGCCATTCACATATTCACTGTACATTATGTTTCGTTTTCCACATGTTTCGAGTGCATACATAGTGACTCCACCAAGTTTGTTCAACATTTTACCAATCTTATATTCGGATTTTAGGGATTCTTGTTGAATCTTTATGGCTATATCCTTTTTACATTCTTTGTCTACACACCCAAAGAATATCTCACCATATTCACCTTCACCTATTTTCTTTGTACCAACGCGAGTTCGAACAGCTTTTTTAACGGATAAATTTGGGACTTTGTTGCTATTTATTGTGTAAAATATCTTGTCTGGATTACAACCTAATTTTTTGATGGCTTCAGTCACTTCTTTGCCTATTTTCTCATGATCCTTTGGTGTCTTAGCCTTTCCAACTTTACTCCTGAGGAATTTGAGATTTCTAATATGCTGATCTACCTGCATTTAATATAGTTTTAGATTTTATTCATCAACCTCTTCGTAGTACTCATCCTCGGCACCTTCATCGACCGCATCACTCGGAGCCTCAATACCTTGGAAGGCAAACGAGGGGAGCTTCGTAGATTGCTCAAAGAGAGCTTGAGACAAACGCAAACTCACACCAAACTTGTTATCGATAAACCAAATTTGGGTCACATTTACGATACACATGCATCGCTGACCCTTTTCAATTGAATCAATCGGGACGAGTTCTCGCTTAGGATTGTATGCTTCAGCCATGAATTCACCAGTCGGCTTCGTCATAACCTTGAGCTTCACAGTATCAGGATATTCCTCCTTACCCGGTCGCACAAGAGGCTTGTACAAAGCTTCCTTCATAACCTCAACATTGTACGCTTTCCCAAGCCATTCCTTAGAATTTGCGGCGACCGTTTCAATGATACGAGCATCAAGTTCCTTGAGTTTGTTTGAGAGTTCGACGGCTTGTTCGTTATCGGGATCAATGGATAAGTCAAGAGAGTAAGATGTCTTGTTAGTCGTCTCATCAGTAAAAGCGCTCAAACCGTAAGGGCTTCGCATGAACGGAAGTTGCAAATACAACTTGCCCTTACCGTCGGTCGTGTTAATGTATACTGTTTTGCCACCATTCTTGTTTTTCTTCATTTTACTGAAGACGACAGAGGACGGATCGAAAGTGCTGGAAAGTTGGATCATGTTAGAGGACGACATTGCTTGTTTTGTATATCTTATGATGGTGTCCAAACTTTAAGCACGTTTTTTTTCTTGATCTACATTATAAAACTAATGGGTTTCTTTAAGGATTGTGGATGTGGATGCGGGGGTGCCAAGGCCCAGCAGAAATTTTTGATTTCTGTGATGTCTGCCCTCGTATTTTTTGTGATTTCTAACCCAGACACATACAGACTCACGCGCACTATTTTCGGAAAATGGGTCTCCGGTCCAACCGGATGTCCATCTCTCCGCGGTCTCGTTCTTCACACGGTTGTTTTCGTTCTCATTACGTGGGGCATGATGAACATAAAGAAAGAAGGGTATTCCGTAGAAGAGGGTGTGGACATGGTTGGTCCATCTCCAGAAATGACCGAGGGAGAGGAAGAAATGGAAATGGAGATGGAAGCGCCACCGGCGATGGTCGATGTACCAGAACCACTCCCAGGTTTCAGTGAACCACAATACGATATGTTCGACAGTGGTGCACAATATGCGTCACTCGATGTTGCGGGTGGCGAAGTGGACGAGCCAGTGACTCTCCCAGTTACTATTGGTAAATCTGAAAGTACAACGTGCTCGTGTGATGATGGCAGCTCTTTGACCATTTCTCGATAAATTATGTAGTAATAAGTAAAACACTCAACATAATAAACACCTAATGTTTATTATGTGGAATAAATAATTAGAAATCTTCGTCAAACTCAATCTCGTGTGTATCTTCGTCCATCTTTCCATAATCTCCTACGCGTTTTTCGAAAAAATTGGTTTTCCCATCCAAACTGATGGTCTCCATAAAATCAAATGGGTTGGTCGAATTCCAAACCTTTTCTTGTCCCACTTGTTTCAAAAGTCGGTCAGAAACGTATTCGATGTATTGTGTCATTTTCTCGGAATTCATACCAATGAGACTGCACGGAAGAGCATCCAAAATGAATTCCTTCTCGATGTCTACAGCCTCTTTAACAATTTGTTGAATCGTGTCCTTGCTAGGTTTGAATTTGAGCATATTGAACAATTCAACCGCAAATTGTTGGTGGAGCCCTTCATCTCTGCTAATCAATTCATTACTAAAACAGAGACCCGGGAGAAGACCCCGCTTCTTAAGCCAGAATATGGCACAGAAGCTCCCGGAAAAGAATATACCTTCCACGCATGCAAAAGCCAAGAGGCGCTCACTGAATGGTCTCGATGTATCAAACCATTTCATCGCCCACCTCGCTTTCTTTTCGATACACGGTACCCGCTGTATCGCCTCGAACAATTCCTTTTTCTCCGAAGGAGAACGGATGTACTTGTCTATCAATTTACTGTATGTTTCTCCATGCACCATTTCATTATGCGCTTGATACGCATAAAAGCTACGAGCTTCTGGATACTGAACCTCATCCGCAAAATTATTATTGAGGTTTTCAAATACAATACCATCCGAACCGGCAAAGAATGCCAAAATAGTCTTAATAAAATGCCGTTCGTTATCCGTGAGTTTGTCCCAATCGTCCATGTCTTTTGAAAGATCCACTTCTTCTGCTGTCCAATTACTCATTTGTGCCTGTTTGTAGAGAGCCCAAAGGTTATCATGCTGAATAGGGAACACGGTAAACCTATTCAGTGTTGGTAAAAGCATTGGCTCTGTGTCGTCTATGTAATCTTGAAAATCAAAAAAGTTTCCATGGTGCTTTCCGTCTATGAAAATTTGTGGGTATGAGGAAATAGATTTCCCACAAATCTTTTCCAGATCATCCTTTCCAATTTTAGTTTTTTTGTAATCGAGACACAAGTCCTTGCACATCTGTTCAGCTACGTCACAATATTTACATCCATCCTTCGAAAAAATTTCAATCCCCATGCGTGTTATTACTTGAAAATATTTTTGTCTCAAAACTTTAAGGATGATAAATTTTGCTGAGATACAGCCTGGTGATTTACTAAAAGTTTTATTGAACATAGACGATGTTGACGACGAAATATACGCTATAACAAAGGAAAACATGAAAGACTACCTGGTTGTAAATTATTACCTCGATACATCAAAGGTGTATAAAGGTGCGAGAGTATATGAACTTGATGAAAACGAAGAATTGGTTCAAATTGAAAACCTGTGTGAACACTACCCAGAAGGGGCTTCTCTTTTTACAGATATAGGAAACTCCATGTATTGTATTTCAGATGAAATCGATGATGATATGGACAGTGATATAATAGACGAGTCTGATGAAGAAAGTGATCTCGAAGGTTTTATTGTCCCTGACGACGAAATAGACGGTCAAGTCATACCACCATCGTCGCATACACAGGTTGATCAGGCATGGAATGACTGGGAACCAACCAGTCCAGGTTCTCGTAAATTCAAGAAGGTCGTCGATTCACTCGAAGAGTTCGCCAAAATGCACGCCGATAATCTCAATTTTTGATAACCTAAGTGCGGGTTTCCATTAGTAAAAAAAAGAAGCTTTTTGATATGGAAGGATTGGCTGCCATTTGGTCGGATGTCGACCGTTTATTGAATAAACCTACTATAAGAAAGCCAATCAATACACATATATGTAATAAATGCGGGGGTATAAAAGTATTCACAAAAGAAGGAATGCCGGTGTGTTCATCGTGTGGATATGTGCAAGAGCATTATGTAGATGATAGTCCGGAGTGGACGAGCGGCATAAGTGAAGATGGTCGTGTAAGCGATCCATCTCGATGTGGAAATCCAAACCCGAGTCCCGAGTTATTTTCAGATGCATGGGGTAAAGGTACTGTTATTTCTACAAAGAATACTTCAAATTATGAAAATAAGAGGATGGCAAAAATAAATTTCCATCAATCCATGAATCATACAGATAGGTCGTTATTTCATGCGTATAGAGACATAGACGAAGCGTGTCATACGTTACCTGATAGTGTTTTGAAGGATGCAAAAATAATGTATAGAAAATTCAACGTGGAAAAACTTACACGCGGTGCAGTAAGATCGGGTATAAAAGCAAACTGTGTTTTATATGCTTGTAGACTCTCTAATATTCCTAGAACAACAAAGGAAATAGCGGATATGTTTGGTATACAAAGCAAGGATATCAGTCGAACGACACAGATGTTCAAAGATACATTACTTGGTAAAACGGAGAAAAATTATGTGACTAAACCATTTAATGTTATGCAACGCTTGCTTAATTCATTTGAAGTGAGCAGAAATGAACGCTTGGAATGCAATAAAATGTGTACCAAATTAGAAAAATGCACTGACCTCATGAGCAAGACTCCGAACAGTGTAGCATCGGTGGTGATTTACGTGGTCATGAATGGTAAGATATCAAAGAACAAGATAAGTGAACAGTGTTCTGTATCTATACCCACGATCAATAAGATAGAAAATATAATTAAACGATACTTAGAGGAATGATTGTAATATAATGTAATATGGTGAAACTCTTTCTTTCCACACCCTGTTATGGTGGCCAGTGTTTACAAAAATACGCAACCAGTGTAATTAAGCTTCAAATAGAATTAATAAAAAGCGGTATTCAGCTTATGCTTGATACAACTGAAAATGAATCACTCGTTCACCGAGCTCGAAATGTCGCAGTTGGCCGTTTTATGCAAAAGACGGATGCGGACGTTTTCATGTTTATAGACGCAGATGTTGAATTTACACCGGATGCAGTGATTCGTCTCGTGAAATCTGAGCATGATGTTTCGGTTGCTGTATACCCTAAGAAGGTGGTCATGTGGGATCAAGTAAAGAATGCTGTCGAAAATGGTGATGAAAGAAACATGGCGATGCTTTCTTCTAGTCTTGTTGCTAATATTGGTGCAGCAAAGCGTTCGGTTGAAAATGGCTTTGTAGAATTACTCGATGGCCCAACTGGATTCATGGCAATTAAGCGTCGTGCATTTGAAAAACTTGAAGAAAAGTTCCCCGAATTAAATTGTAAAAATGATCATCAAAATAGGGATTTTGATGATTATTGTGCGGTATTTGACTGTATGATTGATCCGGATTCTAGAAGGTACCTTTCAGAGGATTATGCATTTTGCCGAAGATGGCAGCAATGTGATGGAAAAATTTTTGCAGACATTAATACAACGCTTGGACACGTCGGTAATTTACCTTTTACCGGATGCCTAAACGACAGGCTTAAGGCTTAGATTAGTTATACTATAAAATGAAACTCGCAACTATAATTGTTACGAGGAGTAAGGCGTGTCATGTGAAGACATTACACACCGTTCTTCGCTTGAATTTGCTTTGTATTCAAGCGAGAAATGCCCAAAATGAAGTTGTATATGTAGATGACGATCCATATGAGAAGTCGGCTATTATACAAAAGTTCATGAAGAACGCCGATAGGATTCTATTCATCGATTTCGGTGTATCTATTGATTCCGATTCGCTCAAACACGTTTTCAATGATAACAATGCCGTCGGGTGTATTGTTTTTCCAGGTGTGACCGAAGGTATAGACTGGGATATGTTTAAAGCCAAAGTGAAGGAAGGTTCCACTGAACCAGTTGAGCAGATGGGTCTTCACTTTGATACTAAAGTTGGAAAGAAAATTGCTGAAGATATCTACCAGGTTGAAAAGACGAGTGCGCGCGCTTGGGTTATGATGTGTAAACACGTACTTAAATGTGTGAAAGATAAGAGAACGAACGAATGTAAAGTTCCACCTCGAATGGAACAGATGTTCGCCAAGTTCAAGGAGTTGGGTGTCAAAATTAACGCATTTACAGCATCTAAGTTGACTATGACATATACCCATGAATGTATAAGTAATCTCCTAAACGCTGCAGGTGTTAAAGCTAATTAAAGATTTGAATTAAAATACTAAACAGATGTCACGGGTATATGTAAAGAGGGATGACCCACTTTACACATACGCGATAAAGTATATGGAAAGTAGCTGGGGTGTTACTGGTAGATTTCCTGGATGCCAACCTATATCGATTGAGTTTAGACACTTTGATACACTGCGTAGAAATGACTACGTCGTGTGCGAAAAAACCGATGGTGTGCGTTTCATGCTCTTGGCTTTCATGTATGGAAATCATAAAGTGTGTGTACTCATAAACAGAGCACTTGATATGTTTTTATGTAAACTCAATTTTAGACGCCCTATTTATGAAGGTACTATACTTGAAGGTGAATTATACAAAGATATGTTCATGGTATACGATTGTTTAACTGAATGCGGTGTAACCGTTGGTCACAAGAATTTTATCGATCGCCTCGAACATTGCGAAAATGCATGTAAGAAGCTCATGTCTCTTAAAAATGATGCAACGAAATTGAAGGTGAAGACGTTTCATCTCATGTCCGATTTCGGAAGTTTCATGAATGACTACTTACCAACTGTGACCCAAGATGTAGATGGACTTATATTTACACCTATTAATTGTATGATGAAGATTGGTACACACGAAACCATGTTTAAATGGAAACCAAAAGAGAAAAACACGATAGATTTCAAAGTGAAATTTGTAGGTGAACAATGGAGACTTTACGTTCAAGAAAAGGGTGAACTCGTATTTGAATCTATCATACCGAGAGATAAAATGGACACGTCGTGGTTAAGAGAAAACATGATTGTTGAATGTAAATACATGACTGATGACACGCCAATGTGGTGGATGCCCATCATGGAACGAACCGATAAAACCTACCCTAATAATAGACGTACATTTTATAGAACTCTCGTAAACATAAAAGAGGATATCAAGATGTCTGATTTTTTAAAGTGTATATGAGTACATAGTACCCAGCTTTATCTTTCAAGTCTACTTCAAATACATGTTCGTCATCTTGCGTGTACCATTTACCATTAAACATACACGCTGAAATATAATGTCCTCCCCATTGCACACCTTCGTGTATTATACAAGATTGTAATGTATATTGAATATCGTCATTAAACTGAATGTTCCTTTCGAGTTGTATTCGACTCTTTTTATCGAAAGATATTATCATCACGGGTTGTAATCTTTTAAAAACCGTTCGAGTCGTCGCCACGTGATGTGTGTTCCCGTTATCATCTACATACCCTTCGAGTGTATTCCAATTCATACTTTTGTTTATGAGATCACTCACTCTACATACATGATCGTCTATAGTGAGAGTTTGAATACTGTAATCTATATCATTTGAATTTTTACCCTCGGGTGATATGGTTATTTGCGTCTTTTTTCCATATAATATGTCTTTTATGACTGGATATTCTTTTTCTAGTATGTCTATTATACAAAATAAGGCATCCTGTGCATCATGTGGTTCATCGACTTTAAATCTTGGAAATTCTACTCTGAACGCTTTTATGAGTGAAGTGAGATCAAACTTACCAGACTCTTGTGTACTAAAGTATTTAGTCACGAGTTCATGGTACAACTTTGTAAATTTACATTCACCTACATATTGACTCTTGTATATGGTCTCTGATATAGGTATCACATGTAAGAGAGCTTGAATGGCAGAATTAAAGTAACATGTGTTGCCTAAGTTGAAAAACCCATGCATACATTTTATTCACAAAAAATACTTAAGGAGAAGGCGCATTATTTAATAGAATAATCATGGACGTGAGAGCTCTCTTCGAACGAGTAAAGCCGGTTTTTGAGAAGTATCGTCATGAAAAACACGTTGAATTCGAAATGCGTATCGGTAAATTCAATTGTGGAACGTTTGATACAAACGTTGGTAAAGATGGATTTGATACTATCTTAGAAGGGCTTAAGAAATATGACGGATGGGAGAAGGTTGTCACCAGTACGGAAGAGGTATTTTACAGAAATAGCGACAATCTTAGAATATCTATTGACGAACAGACATCGGAAGAAAAAATCGTAAAGAAGGACAAAGTTCACAAAGAGGACTTTGATAAACTTGCACACGCACCATATGACGTAAGATTTGGAGTTTCCGTTGAAACGCCTGTCGATGATTACGAAGGCGATATGGACATGAAGAAGACTAAACGGCGAATGTCATTTATTCGCAAGAATTTGTCCATTGATATGACGGTTGTCTGTGGCGACGTCGAAGATTTGGACACGGAAGATCCAAATTCGTATCAAATAGAATTGGAAATTATTGATCCAAGTCTTGTGAAGGATGATAATGAACTATTTAACATTCTTCACAAAGTGAAAGACGTATTTAATATATTTGATAGTAGTAGATGATACAATTTATTGTAATACTCATAATTTTGTATTTCATATTTAATCTTGAGCCATCCGATACCAATGTTGGGTCCATGGGATACAAATCAAAAAATTTTGGTATGTCCCGTGGAATGTCGTATAAGGTAGTAAATGAAATGAAACGAAGAGGTATGCCTGAAGAAAGCATAAAAGAATTCATACAAATGGAGGATCGTTTTTTGGAATCGGAACGAAAAGCTGTATGCTCACAAACATCTCGTCAATTCGAAGCCGTGGGTATGTCCGATAAAATAAAACGTAAATTTAGAGGGTATGACTTCTCATATCACGCAAAGCACATAAAACAAGCTTCTGAACCAGAAAAAATGATAAACGATGCGATTACTTGTTCTTATTCAAATTAGCTCGCGCCTTCTTGTACCTTTCAATGAACTTTTTAATTTGAGTCTTTGTTGGGTTTTGGGTCAATACGTAATTCACGACAGCATTACCATGTTTTCCGTATTCATTCTTGATGAGCTTCTTCTTATATTCTACGGCTCGCTCCTTTTTCCATTCAGAGACTAGACCCTTCTTTAGGTCGTTTGCGACCATCTTTTTAAGAACACCCATCTTGTTTACGACGTTCTTTTCTTTGGACGCATTATTAATCAAATTGGACATCTCGTCTACGTCCTTGTTTATATTCATTACTTTGCCGTATTTCTTCATCCACCGTGGACCATACAATTTTATGATGTCGTTTCTGATACCCTTGTTGTTTAGTTTTCGTCTTATTTCTACGTTACCAATCTTAGCTTCTTTCTTGAGCACTGCATTGAGCGCTCGATTTTCCTTTTCTTTTCTGTTTGCGTTCGCGTTACGCTTACTCACATCGAGTTTGAGTTTTCCACAGAGGGTTTTTATGGTATCGGAATTAGACACGGATATACCCTTCGATATAGCCATAGACACAAGATCACTCTTTTTGTAAGAAATACATGGTTTGCTCCCAACTTTGAAATTTTCGTTACCGAACGAAAATTGTTTAATCATCGCACACAACTTTTCCTTTTTGTTCTTGTCCTTCGCGTTCACTACACCGAGTTTCTTCGCCATGTCCAAAAGCATAGGTTTCGTGAGAGATTCACATTTTTTCTTACCTATCATGAGTTGTCCATTCTTACCGTATGTAATTTCCTTATCATTCTTTGGAGATTTACGCTTCGATTTCTTCTTTGGTATTTTGTAACAGCATTCGTCACCTTGTGGGTTCTTCTTTGCTTCAAATCCAGTTTTGCACGGTGGTCGCCGCGTTTTTGGACACGTCGACGCTTTAGATTTCTTTTTAGTTGGACGCGCAATGTTGTTTGGTACTTGTGCAGTGAGTGAGATTTCATTTTTGGTGTATAACATATTGAATAGCTGATTTGCCACGCGGTATGCATCATTGAGTGCTTTTGGATTTTTAGCTCCAGATATCTGTATAGCACCCGATTTGGCGATGATATATTTGTGTCCTTTATAGGTTGCATACATCATGGGAGAAAGTTCTGGCTCATAATTCGTTTCAATACCGTACTTTCGGCTATTTATGTGAAGACGTCTGAGGTCTTTTATCACACCGTTAATTCTGAATTGTGCACTTAAATTGTTGTATTCAAATGGGTTATAAAAGAACGCTTGGCCTTTCGTATAACTCTTTACCATGAAACGACGTATGAGTTCTGGTTGGTTTTCTATTTCATCACCTTTCCCTACGAAACCACCCGAAAAACGAATTTTACCATTTTTGTAAAAGTTCACAGTACCACCGTTTGTCTCACTACCATTTGTGACAGAAAATTTGATTTGAACGGTGAAAAAATTCAAATTTATGTCACCCTTCTTTCCGTACTCACGCGTGTGTGTGAATCCAGTCTTAAATCGACCATACACACCGACAATCTCTTTCGTGTCTATGTAAAGCCCTTGGCCAATCGAGGTCTTTCCAAGTGGCGCCTTTGTGAGAATGTCTTTCAATTCAACGCGCGCTTCGGCATTGAATTGTTTGTTTACGGTCGCATTAAACATACCCAAATTAAGACCACTCAGTGTGAGATATCGCACGTTATTATTGTTGTTACTGTTAATATTCAAAAATTCCGCAAAATTACCCATATTTTGGTTATTTATAGTCGAGTTCTGTAATCGCTGGGGAAAACTGGGTGGCGATGCACGCGTGACGTTCACACCCGAGTTTTTTATGAAATTTTGTAGGGATGTTGGGCGTTGCATTTCTGGTATAAGTGTATATTTTTATTACACATCGTCCTCATTTGAAATGAGAGTATCGTTAACTATATCTAATCCAAATATGAAAGGTTGCATACTAAACGGCGCACCCTTATACATACCCGTATGCTGACGCACTTCGATGTCTCTTTGGCTGAATGGTCCGGCATAGAAATCTTGGTTGAATCTCGGTCTTCCAAGGTTATTTGCTCCACAATGCTCGTTGAATTTTTCAACGAATATCTTCTGAGGACAACAAAGCTCCGGTCCATATCGCAGGTAAGGTGATTGTAAGAAGTTTTCCAAAGTACTCGATACCGTCGCAACTTGCTTTTGAACGTCTTTGAAATACTGTGGAACTATATTCCAGATGTCCTTATTTGCATACCTCTGTGCGTATTCCAGGTATGCCCGAATACACTTTTGAAGAATCACCGGGATTTCAGATTCGAGCTTCTTATCTAACGTCGGATCCGCATCCTTGACTTGTTTACCAAAGTTCCACGTCAAAATACGTCGCAAAACACTACCCGAATTATCTTTGTAGCTCGGGACTTCGTTACCACCGAGAATACCAGGAACCTTCCACGTCATTGTCTTTGCCTTTTCATGTTTAATCGCACACGACACCTGTTCACCAGATACAATCGATTGGAATTCAGCCTGTTCCAGAGAGATGTCTCCTTTGATTTCAGGGCTGATGAATACAAAAGCATCATAAATAGAAGAGAGACCAAATTTCTTTTCAACATTATTTGAAAGAGTTCGTACGTCGTCTACGTCATAAAAGTGTGCAAAAGCCTTGGTAATAAGCGTTGATTTACCAGAACGAGCAATACCTTTCAGGAAAGGAATTACTTGCCATCCATCCATATCACCCACATCAAAGCACAGACGCCCACCCATGATGTACATCCATTTACACACCTCTTCATTAAAACGTTGGTAATCAAGGACAGATTGAAAATACGGTGTCGGAATATCTTCCCATTTTTCTAGATGAGAAAAGTCTTCGAATTCCGTATCGAAGTACTTACAACTCACGATTGCTTGATCAAGGTTTTTAAATTCCTTTGAATTATATGTGTAGAAATCCGTTTGATACAGGCCAGTCTTCGCAGACCAACTTTTACCCACGAAAATTCCATTTTTAAAAGACCAGACGTGACGATTTCTCTTAATTTCAGGAAACTGCATATCATTACAGTTGGACAAGTGTCGGATCACATCGCCATATGCCGAACCCCTACATGAAAGATTTTTCCATAGTTCAAATTCTGTCTCTTTTTGAGAAACACTGTATACATATTCCTGGATTCGCTGCTCTTGTTTCCATGCACGCGTGTCGTGGCCATCAACTGTGCGGATTTGTCTGCAGCAGTGTCCTTTGTATCTTTTGATGTTTCCCTCGTAAAGTTTCTTGAGAATGGTAAGAATTGCTTGTTGATATGGGCTCAATTCATCCATATTAGTAGGTAAAGTTGAACATCTAAAAATAGAAGGGTCTGTTTCTGGATTAATGGGTATATATGTCGGATTATTGATACGCTCGAATATTCTTGTGTGTCTGAATACAATCTGCCACGCGTCATCAACTTGATCTATTAATCTATTAATTCTTGTAGAAATCTTCATGTCATCTCCATCGTCAAGATCAAGAATCTTCATAGCATTTGCTCTATGATACAATTGTCCCAGTTGCAAATTTAAGCGTTGGTGCTTCGCCGAGATACTCTCGATGTCAATGTTATTATTCGGTAAACAAGTTTCGGAATCGAGTTCATCGAATGCAAAGAAATTTTTAAAACCCAGTTGAAAGGATACCGCTTCGTCATTTTTCCGAGAGATGTCCCACATGTCTTCCAATTGGGTTAAAAGATTGATGAGCTGTTCCGGATTGAGACTCTGAATGTGATTCATCCACATTACTTGATTCGTCTCAGTCGGGTTCGCATCTTGATTTATAAAATGCGTGTCCAACATTAGCTCCTTACGAGATATACGGGTTATTTTTCTAAGTAGATTTTTGGAGTTGAGCCAAAATTTTTATCATGATTCGATTTTGTGTTTCGAGTTGTTTAGATATAGACACCAGGGCACTACATACAGTCTCACCCTCTTCCGTGGAAAACAGAGATGCCGCAACATTCGTCATATGACCGACAACATCGGGTTCTTCTTCACCAGTGACAGCCCACTCTGGGATTTCGTCTTCCTCGTCCTCGACAGTTTCGGGTGAAATGGATTCGTCGATCTGAACATCGAGTTCACTTTCGGTTTCATACTCGGATTCAGATTCCTCTATATCGATAGTTGGTTCAGACATTATACATTACACCAGGAAAAATCAAACTGAGTTTTTTCGCAAAATTATTTTCTCTGTATATAGTACAAAAAACTCACAATGGCCGGTGGTCTCATGCAACTCGTCGCGTACGGTGCCCAAGATGTCTATCTTACGGGTAACCCAAAAGTTACTTTCTTCCAAGCGGTGTACAAGCGTCACACCAACTTCGCTATGGAAAACATCGAACAAACCGTCAACGGTACCCCAGGTAACGATGGCCGCGTTTCCGTGACCGTCGCCCGTAACGGTGATTTGGTCGCCGACATGTACGTCGAACTCAAGGCTGGTGCCGGCGCTGCTAGCGACGACGCGTGGCTCGCGGAGCGTGCTGTCAAGGATGTTGAATTGTCCATCGGTGGTCAGCGCATCGACAAGCACTACCAAAAGTGGTGGCGTTTGTACTCCGAGCTTTACTTGGACGAGTCCAAGAAAGCGAACTACGGTAAGATGACTACTGCGATCCGTGCTGACGATAAGATTTTCTTGCCCTTGATCTTTTTCTTCAATCGCAACCCAGGTTTGGCGTTGCCTTTGATTGCCCTCCAATACCACGAAGTTCGTCTCGACTTCGATTTGTCGAGCACCTTCTCGACCGTCGCCGACAGTTCCGTATTCAAGGTCTGGGCGAACTACATTTACCTCGACACCGAGGAACGTCGTCGCTTCGCGCAAAAGGGCCACGAATACCTCATCGAGCAAGTCCAACACACCGGTACTGACACCGTCACCGCCGGTTCGGAAGTCCAAAAGCGGCTTTCTTACAACCACCCAGTGAAGGAACTCGTCTTCTGCTTGGATGACGGTACCGACACCTGGAACACCTCCAACGCGGCGCCAACTGTTACCGCGAACGTTGCCCGATTCACGATCGAATCCAACTGCTTCATCTCCACCTCCCTCGCCGGTGCGCCAATGCTTGCGGTTGACGGTGCCGCCGACTCCTTCTGCGAAGACATCGACGGTACTGTTGATACCTTCCGTTTGGTTCTCAATGGTCAAGACCGATTCAAAGAGCAATCGGGTAAGTACTTCAACCAAGTGCAACCATTCGTTCACCACTCCGGTTCCCCATCGCCAGGTGTCTACGCGTACTCTTTCGCGCTCAAGCCAGAAGAACACCAACCAACTGGCACCTGCAACTTCTCTCGTATTGACAATGCCCAAGTCGCTATCAAGGCGCGCTCCGGTACTCAAAAGACCACTCTCCGTATGTTCGCGACCAACTACAACGTTCTCCGCATCCAAAGCGGCATGGGCGGTTTGGCCTTCTCCAACTAAGCTTATTTTTGCTTAAGTATTGTAAAATTTAAACATAAAATTTAAAAATGTTATCATCATTTTTAAATTTTATCGTTGTATAGTATAAATGGCGGAAGAAGAAAAGCAAATCGAACTCCCAGTCGAACCAATAGAGGTCGAAGAATCTACTGTTGGTGAACCAGGTATTAAGAAAAGAACAAACATCGGTGTTATATGGTTTAGCATTATTACGGGTATAGCGTGTTTGATAATAGTTTACTACCTCTTCAAGAAAGAAAAATTCAATAACAGTAACAGGGGTGGTTCCAACAGCGGGGGTGGTTTAAATAACAGATCTAAATTACCAATTCTCAACTCAAGGACCATCTCTTCAAACAGTGGGTACGGTGGTACATTTAATGGAACAGGCCGCATATATTCCACTAAAACTCTCTAAAAATTATTTTTTTTCTGACACTTTTTTCTTTCAAAAGAAAGTTTTTAAAAAATTATTTTTTTTTCTGACACTTTTTTCTTTCAAAAGAAAGTTTTTAAAAAATTATTTTTTTTTCTGACACTTTTTTCTTTCAAAAGAAAGTTTTTAAAAAATTATTTTTTTTTCTGACACTTTTTTCTTT